CCATTTTATAGTATTGCCGATGTTAAAAGACATTGACATTATCGACTTTGAAAACTCTGTAAGTAAATGAAGTTTTTGTTCCTGTGCCTTTACTTTATCTTTAACAAGATTCAGTCGTTCATCAGAACGCAGGAACATTTCAACATCTGCTTTAAGTATCTTTAGATTGAATGGTTCTTTTTGGTATTCCTCTGGGTCAGCTTTACCAGTGTAATATATCCATCTTTGCGTTCTAACGATGTCATATTCTTTCTGGAAAAACCTAAGGCTCATGTGCTCATCATATATCAAATTCTGATATTTTGAACACATCTCTGGCACTGAAAGAGAAGCAATATCAATATTACAATCCTCTTTAATAAATGTTGTGTCTTTGTTTATTATTTCTCTAATATCATCAATTTTCATATATATATTATAACAAAGATTTATGGTAAATACAAGGAAAAGGTTAGCCGACCTTGGCTATAGTGAAGGAGCCAGTATAAGCAAATGTAGCATCTACTACAATAGGTTGCAAATCTGTGGCTGTGGCATCTAGGGGAATAGCACCTAAAGATGTCGGAAAGGCATCTTTGAAAGTGACATTATAATTGGGGTTAGTTTTGTTCGTTTGTATCATAATATTCATATCAGACTTAATAGCACCAAATGATGAAGTTGCACTTATAGCATCTCCACTCAAATTAAACTGTGGAAATTCATCTGGAAAACCAATGGAAATGAGCCAATTGTATATTTCCATATAATTAGACAAATCCTCATTAACATAAAAGCTAATATTCAAATTTTCAAAGAGTAATTTATCACCCTCAATAGGTACTGGTGAAAACTGTGTAGGTAAAATAGCAGTTCCTAGAGCTATAGAAGGTATATTAACTCTTTGACAAAAGAAGTCTGTATTAGGCATTCTTTGAAAGTTAGATTCAAAGGATATTACGTTTAATTGATTAATCTCTTTAGGCTTTATTGGCATTATGTTATATGGTTAAAGTTATAATAAATTGTTATATAGCTATATATTAGTATTTACAATATAAGCTAATTGATATATGTAATATAGAATCTATATCTGACCCACCCAACAAGTATATAGTATCATATAAAAAGCAGTAATACAAGGAAAAGGTTCAACTATATTTATAACCTCTGTTTTGTAATTTTACTCTGTTCTTTAGATGCTCTTTCTCTATATCTACCTTAGACTGTCCAAAGTACTCTACTGCTAAATTAGTTTCTATCATTACTTGATTTAAATTTACTATGTCGTTTTCTTCCTCAACAAGTATCTCTCCAAGTATTCTTCCAAATTTCCCCTTCTTATCTAAATATGTCCTTAGTGTTATATAAGAACCTTTAGGGCAATGGTCTTTTAAAAACTGTGCTGATATCTTTCCGTAATATTTTTCTTCTTTATCTCTAGTTCTTGATTCTGGTGTATCAATACCAAAAAGTCTAATTCTCTGTTTAGAAAGTATGATATCAAATCCTAAATCAATATCAACATCAATGGTATCACCATCAATCACTTTAACTACTTTTGATTTATACTCATTCATTAGTAAACTCCAAAAAAAAAGAGAGGACAGGGAAACCCCTATCCCCTCTGATTTAGATAAAAACCGAAATTACATCAAGTTAGAAACTAGAACTTTTCTGTAATATTCATTTGCACCAGCGGTCAATGCTCCCGTTGCGTTAACAAAAGGATTAGCAACCATGCCGTAACGAGTCTTAAAACCAATTTTTGGTTGAAAGGTGTTCTCGCCCATAGCACGAACCATCTGCAACGGAACGTAAGGACAATAGAAAAGACCAGCATCATACGGAGATGAACCTTTATATCCAAGTGTATAGAACTGTCCAACACCAGAAGTATAATAAGGATCAACATAAACTTTCAGACCGTTCATTGTACCAGCGAAAGTTGACATCGTATCATCTACATTCAATGCATGACCAGATTCCAACATACCCGCCATTGACATAGCAGAAGCAACGTCAGCTGAACAGATCATGAAATTAGCTTTACCACGGCGAGTCTCATGTCCGATTTCATTTCGGTCACGCTCAATTTGGAACATCAAACCTTTAAACTTCTCAACTGACCATCGGCCATTTGAATCGGTATCAAGATCGAAAGTGCCAGGAGTCGTAGTATTGATCTGAGCACCAGGCTTAGCAATAAAATAAATTGTGCGGATAACTTCTCGATTGATTTCCTGAAGGATTTCAGTAGAGAGGATATTTGCCAATTCTGTCTCAGCATCCAAACCATGAACTGCTTTCAAATCCTGAGCCAACTCTGTAGAGTACTCAGCTTTAAGAGCCCGTGATTTAGCGGTTACGGAGATTTTATCAATGGTGAAAGCCATCTCTGCAAAATGAGTTGCAGCACCATCACCAAGAGTTTCACCAGTTGCTGTAGACATACCACCATTGATCGTATGTGTAGGATCAGTGAAAGGATTGACTGAACTTGACAAACCTGTCTGTGCTGTAGCAGCATTAGACGTACCACCTGTACGACCTGAATGTGAAGCATCAGCTTCATCAAACCCTGCAGCTGCTCCAGAATCCTTAGCATTGTTTCGGACATACTGAGATTTCATTGCGAAAATCAAACCCGTTGGGCCTGTCATCGGCTGAACACCAGTAACATCGTATGCAATCATTTGAGGCATTGCTCGGCGAACCAATGAAATTAGAATTGGATCCCAAGTATCAACCGGGCCAGCACCAGCAGTTGAGGATGAAGCACCCATATTATTAGTAGGTGCTGCTTCCTGCAAAAACTTCTCCTGATTTTCCAACAAACGCAAAGTAACATCTCTACGATATGTGTCTTTAATTTCTGGAAGATCTTTGTGATCCATTACTGGGCCCCACTTCTCAGAAATATTTTCGGATAAATACATTTTCTTACTCCTTTAATAAAATTGATTAATTAATTTAAGTTTAACTTCACTCATTCCATTATTTTTTTGATAAGTGAGAAATTGCACTCATAACACTATCCATACGACCATCACTTGTTCCACTCACAACTGGATTATTAGTGCCTGCAGTTTTCTTATTATCTACTACAACATCTTTTGTATCTGATTTGAAATAGCTGTTCTTAATAACATTGAGTTTTTCTGCATACTGTTCATCAGTATCGTAGTCAACATCTTCTGTTAGTTCGGTAAACTTTTCAATATCTGTATCAACCATGCCTTCTGAAACTGTTTTGAAAACGGAAGAAGCTTTATATGTATTTAATTCTTTCAAAGTATCCATGTGCTTCTCTGTTTGAGCATCTAGTTTCTCTTCAAGTTCTGCAACTTCAACAACTAGACTTTCAAATACGTCTTCTTTTTCTTCAGGTACATCGATATAATGCTCTTCAAACAACTTCTTCAAACCAGAAATAAAACTCTCTGTAACTTCATGTCGAACACCAGATTCAACTGAAAGTTTATTTTCTTCCATCCATTCTTTTACTGAATAGTTGAGGTATTTGTCCATGTTCTCTGTCATCTCTTCTTGAATGGACTCAACACGCTCGTCTTGTTCTTTTTTAGACTCTTCACGAATCTGTTTACGAATCTTGGAAATCTTAGACTTAACTGCTGCTTCAAAGATTGTTGCTGCTTTTGCTTTGAATTCTTAAGACAGTTCTTCACCATTTACTAGTGCAGCAACGTCTTCTTCAACATTAACTTCGATTTCTTCTTTCTTCTCTTCGTCTTCGATTTCTTCTTTTTTATCTTCATCTTTTTCTTCTTCGTCATCGTCGCCATCTTTCTTCTTCTTAGCATCGATAGCCTTTTTCAAAGCAGGGGGAAGTTCACCCTCATCAATCTCTTCTTCTTCGTCTTCTTCTTCTTTCTTTACTGATTTTTTCTCCTCTGCTTTTTCGTTAATCTTTTTCTCAATTTCACTGTCTTCCATAATTTCTGCTTCATCAACTTGTCCATTTTCTTTAGCCATCTTAATACTCCTTAAAGTGTTTAATGTGTTTATTTATAAGACTTAATATTATAAAGTTGGATCTTCGACCCAGTTAGTTAGGTCTTCATCCCACGAATACCTTTTACCGTCACTTGGATAAGCAACTGGTGATTCCCATTGACAAGTAGCTTCTACTAAAGTCCAGCTAGGGTACGGCTTAGGTGCAATAAAAGCATCTCTAGCTTTGTCATAACTGTGACCAGTACCAGCATAGTTCTTACGGAAGTTGCCATTGTAAGATGTCTGTACCCAATTGAAACTATCACCTACTGCACCTGAGTTTATAAAATTCTGTTCTGCTACTATTACTCGTTGAACAATATTGTCTGAATTAATTTCTGCAAAATGACTCATATTAGTTTTCCTTTATTTATTCTTGGAATTGGTATCTAATGATTACTACACCGGAGCCGCCGGGTTTAGCAACAGCACCAGTAGAATAGGAAGCACCGCCTCCACCACCGTAATTTGCGGTTCCAGCAGTGATAGCTGCACCAGCTAAACCACCAGTACCGCCGCCTCCCGCACCACCAAGACTAGTGCCAGCAGCATCTCCACCACCGCCACCACCACCTCTCATTATTGAAGAACCAGTAATTGAAGAAGCTAATCCGTCCCCCCCTGTTGGAGATGTT